GACGACGTGCCGGGTCATGATGTCTGCGATGGATTTCATCACTCGTCTCCCTCTGCGTGATGGTGGCAGTGTCCGTTCGCCGTGCGGGCGCGACAAGGATGCAGCGCATTGCCCTGCGTAGGATGCAGCGGCTTTCGGCCAGGTGTGGCGTGACAAATTTTTTGAGAATCTAGTGACACATGGTTTGAGAACGGCGTGACAAATTTTTTGAGAATCTGCCAGCCCGATCATATGAAATACAGCTCGTCTACTGTCTCATCTATAGCCAGTTCACCTGTCACGGGGTGATAAGCAAACGCCGCTTCGTTGCCACCACCAATCCATGTTTTTTGGCCAGAAACATCCCCGCGCACGACTTTCGTCTCGTACCCACCACCAGTATCACGCGCAACGATCTGCACCCATCCGCCACGCCGCACATGGGTAAACGTGGCTTCAACTTCAACGCCATCGACGTACTTTGTCACATCATGAGTATCTTCGAGGATTGACAACGGGTCTGGTCGCTGAATACAGATCACCCTCCCCTCATAGGAGCCCGTGTTGTACGCCCCGCGCTCCCGATAAGCATAATCGTTAACGGTCGTCTTAGTTAGAAGGGTTGATCCAGCAACCTCCCACGTCTTCACCACCGTCCTGGTAAGATAATCGTAGATATCCTGAGACCAGCTCAAATGCTGATTGAAGGAGACAGAATACCCCCCCGAGTCGCCTTGCGTAACACTGACATCCAGCACCCCGGACACACTTGCCGGCGCAGTTATCCCTGAGTTTCGAACATGGGTTTCCTCCTCCTTTTCCGTTACAAATCGCAATACTCCGCTTGAATCGTAGTACGCCGAGACGATCCTCTCACGTCGCCAGACCTCACTCTTGTTGTTGTCTACCGAGTCAACGCCGAGATGCGGCGCCGCAATCACGGGATCAGGAAGATGCCAGCCGCGATCAGGATCAGTCCCGGCACCAAACCAGACCCACGTCAGCTCACACGAATCCGGATCAATGCCTGGAGGCAAGGTCGACGGCGGCAATTCGCAGGGCCTGACCCAGTCACCGTAACTCCCAACACCGCTCAAATCCTGGTAGACCACTTCGCTCGGAGCATCCGGATGCTCAGAGAACGAAGAGGCGCTGTACAACTGCCCCTGAAACTGCGTGAGATCGCACCCCCAGTAATCCCTGGAAACACCGCTCGAAGCATCGTTCGGCAGCGTGAGGTATGCGCCGACCTTCCCATTGCTGCCAAAGCATACCGACCCCGACTCGTATGTATCTACCTTGATCTTGTACCCATCATTGAGACCGCCGCAGGCTGCGGAAACCCCCCACCATTTCTGATCGCTCGTATCGACCAAGACCTCATGCTCAGCTGGCGGAGCAATATCAGATCGCGACTTGACCAGTGACGCCGAGGCAGACACACCGCCGGCAGTAACGTCAGCGACATCGATCACCACATAACCGTACGCCTCGCGCGGCACGCCAACCCCAGCATCCTTCTCGTACCGAAGAACAGCCTGACCAGCATCAGGACGGACATCGAGCAATTGCCGATACCAGTCATAATACTGCGGCTCGTCCTCTGGGCTTGGCACTGTTCCGGCGGGAGTCGGTATTGACACTTCATACTCCACCGCCGACGCAGCCGCAAGATCGAGGACCCCAAATCGCCGCGCCTTAATGACAATATCGCCGTCGATCGGATTGCCCGCAGCCCCAGGCTTGCTGAACGCATATTCATCCACGCCTGCCAGCGTCGCCCCCTGAATAGTGATCGCCCAGACCTTGCCGTCCGACGATTTGAACAGCCAGCCACGTCCGCCGGCCACGAACGTCCGCCCGTAGACGCGCTTGAAATCATGCACCAGCGCATATGGCTGCCACTGCCAGCCGTTCTGCTGATCAAGCTGGTAGGCAGCCGGATCCGCCGTTTCGCTCCTGTCTGGGACGGAGCCCCAGCTGCTGGGGGTTGCCCACACCTGCCCCAGGTACTGACCACCCCCCAATGACATCACCTGCCCATTGGGAAGCGTCAGCTGGCCGTCCTTCACCAGCCCATGATACGGATTCCCCATGATCTGGGGGCGGATGCGATCGAAGGGAGTCGGCGCCTTGCTCATGATCCGTCGTTCGGTGGGGGTTTGAGGTTGATCTCGAAGGTCTCGCCGACGGCGTCGGTGCAGACGATCTTCTTGGCGTAGGAGCCGTAGTCGACGAGGGTGAACAGACCATCCGTGCTGGTCAACGTGACGGGGTCATGGTATTCGCGCGTGCCGGCGGTTTCGGTGATTGGGCTGGTTACGCCGCCACCCTCGGCGCCACCGGAGGCGGTGAAACGGGTGATGACCTGCCGCGCGGGCCGCTTGCGCCTGAGCGCCGGACGGGTCGTGACCGAGCCGATCTTGTGCTTCTTTACAAGGGCGTTCAATGCCGCCTTGAGCTGGCTTATATCGCTCATGCAGAGGCGTAGTAACTGGTTGGAGTGAGGGCGAGCTTCGCGCCGGAATAGACGCCGCTCTGGCCGGAACTGTCGGTGAAGCGCAGCCACACCTGCACGGCCTGCCCTGCGCTGATCGACGTTCCCAGCGCCAACGCGCCCCCCGGGGTTGCCGCGTCGAGATCAGCCTGCGCCAGCGCCAGCCTGACCTCTGTCGCCAGCACCTCCGCCGACGGCGTCAACGACACCTCGATCTCGGCCGCCGGGTCCGCCGTGGACTTGAACACCCCGGCAGCCGCCGGGCTGCCAACGTAGAACGACACATCCACGCTGCCATTGGGGGCCGTCACGAGCATGTCCAGCTGCGCCGGCAGCCGCGACACCAGACCGGCATCGGCATAGAAATCGAGCGGCGCGATCGCCGCCATCAGATCGCCACCCCGACGACCTGATCCTGATCGACGCGCCTGTGCTCCCAGTGCTGGGTACAGTCATCGCCGGCGCCATCATTGACCAGGCACAACTTCATCACGCTGTCATCGCTCGTCTGCTCGCCACTGAACCACAGACCGTTGAGTGTATCCGGCGGCTCCTCGCCACCGTTGGTTACCGTGGATAATGTGATGTCCGACGAGCCTGAGCAGGCTGGATACTCGTCATCGCCTGGCGCCGCGATCGGCGCAGGATCGGTATCGACGCCACCCTGGGCGACCGACGTGAACAACGTCACCGTCATGTCGGCCCGACACGACTTGACGTCGATATCGAAGACCACCTGCCCGATCTTGCCGCTGGCGCTGACACGACCGGCATCTATGGTGGCGCTCTTGTCCACATCGACGAACGGGTTCAGCTTCGTCGTCGCCGTCACCCGCCCGATGCGGTGGGAGCCGCGAATCCGGTTCTTCGCCACTGCCACCGCCGCCGCCAGGGCGGCGTTGACGGCGTCGTAATCCCCCATGTTGGCCGCAGCGGCGCCCAGCTCACTCGCCGCCACGCTCGCAACGTCATCGACACCGGCGTAGACCGTCTCGCCGATATCCGGATTCAGCGCCGATCCGATCTCCGGCCCAATCGCTTCCGGATCGACCACCCTGCCGGGGTCATCCGTCCACGCCTCGACATCCGCCTCGATATCGAGCGCCACATCGATGCTGTCGGCATTCTCCCCGTACTTGGCGACGCTGGCCGCATTGGCAACCGCCACTTCGATCTTCTCCGTCACCTGCTGCGACCAGCGGTCCTCGAGGACCACGCCAAACGCCCGCACCAGCTTGAAGAACTTGTCGCCGAGCCAGATGATGCCGCCGCAGACCGAGCCGGGCGGCTCGAGGAACTTGGCGGAGAAGCCGCGCACCAGCCGTCCGTCCTTTGCGATCGCGTCCGTCACCATGCGATAGGGCATCATCCGCTTGCTGTTGTTGTGCCACTGGCAGACATCGCCATAATCGTACTGGTAGCGCGTGACGGCCCCGCGGAACAGCTCATAGCGGTGCGACAGCCGGATCAAGACCTTGTTGACCGGGCTTGAAAACGCCCTCGAGGCGCTGACATTCTGACGATCGCAGACCATGCTGTCGGTGCCGATCGTCATGCTGGCCCCGCTGCCGTTCCAGGGCGTATAGCGGACATGCCCCTGCGCATCGAGCTCCACCGTCCCCGGGGCCGACTCCAGCAGCATCTGCAGATAGTCCCAGCCCTCCGGCTTTTCATCGCCATAGAGCGCTGGATGCCAGACGCCAGGCACCAGCGCCTCGATCTGCTCCCGCGTCATCGCATTGACCACCTGCTGCAGCCCGTCGGTGCAGGTCAGCGTCACCTCGTCATCGGCCAGGCTATAAGCTGCGCTTATCACCGTGCCGGTAAAAAGGGTGCTGCCAGAGGCCACCCCATTGGCGAACCCGGTGAATGTCACGCCGACCTTGCCACCGATCAGCGCCTCCAGATCGAGCGTGTCATCGACCGCCTGATAGCTGATCTCGGCCGAGCGCGCCGCGCCCTCCTCGGCCGTGATGCGGATACGGGTCGTCTTGTCCGTCGGCCAGCCGTAACTCATCGTATCGTCCAGCTCGAATAGCGTGGATAGGCCTGGTTCGGCGACCCGGCGGAGGGGAATGAATTGGGATCGTCCAGATCATTGACCAGGGCACGCAGATCGAGATCGCGCGACGACGCGGGGCCTTCCACCGTCGCCCGCAGGCCGAGCTGACGACTGGCCGTGGCGACTGCCGGCCCAAGCGCGTCGATCTGCTGGACGCCAATCAGCGCGCCGATCGGCTTGGCGTAATCCAGGAAGCCGTAGACATGAACACTGCCGCCACCGCCTTCCGCCACCGTCATCGGGAACTCGTAGGTGAAATCCCCCGTGCGCGCCGGCGCGCCGAAACTCACCCCCTTGTCGGCAAAAACCCGAATCCAGCCACTGCGATCGCTGGTACTGGCCGGATCCGCGCCACCATAGCTGCGCACCGTGACGATCGCCCTGTCACCGGCCACCGTCAGCGTGCTGTCCGGCCCCGATGTCGACATGTAACCCGGCGTGCCGAATGCCACGGACGACTTCGGCGACGTCACCGCATCGCCGTTGACCGCGATGTCGACGTAGACCCACCCGTCCGTCGGCTTGGTGACGGTAAAAGTGTAGCTGCCGTCGCCATTGTCCGTGACGGCGGAGACGGAGAGATCGGCATCGGCATAACCGGGCTTGACGGCGGTCACGGTGTCGCCACCCGCCGTCTTGAAGCGGTTGAGCGCGTCGCGCAGATAGACGGTGTATGTCACCGTATCGCCCGCCGCCGCATACGCCTTGTCAGGCATCACGATTGCCTGCGCCGCCACCGCGACATCCGGGTCCGGCGGCGCCGCCGCAAAATCGACGATTTCTGGAGAATACGGCCCTTCCAGCTTCACACGAAACGGCAGTGCCGCCGTCAAGTCAGGCGCCACGCAGGCGGGGACGGTGTAGGGTCGATACCGCGATATATACGTCGCGGTCGGAGCATCCACCCAATCGTCATAGATCATCGCCCGAGCGATCGGGATCGACGACCCCGCCACCGCCGCGTCCGCCATGTCGCGAAAGCGCAGATACCGCGTCGACGAACTGGACGACCCAGAAATGTTGAACCAATAGTCCTGACAACTGCCGGCGGACGCATCGAAATAACGATTCGTCATCTACACCTCCACCGCCACGATCGAATAGCTGAACCTGCCATCCTCGGACATGCCGCCGCTGGGGCTGCCATTCTCCGGCCGCGCCTGCAGGATCGGGTACTTGCCAGTGCCATACGGCGTGACATAAGTCTCCGCGCGGCTTGCGCCCGCCCAGCCGTTGATGGGCGCGACGCAATGCACGGTCCACACCTTGCTGCGCGACAGCGCCTGGATATTGAGCGGATACCGCCCGGAGATGGTGATCGTCGTCTTCAGCTTGCGCAGCGTCGCCTCGATCTCGGCCGCCGTGGCCGGGTCGGGCGGCGTTTCCGGATTGTCGGCGCCGCAGGCCTCCTGCACGATCAGGTCGCCGTTGAGATTGCGCGTCACGCCGGCATTGCTGCTGACGGAATCCTTCTGGATGTCCACGCTCGGCGCATAGCTCTGCCCGACATGGAAATCCGGCCCGATCGGCACCGTTACCGTGACGCTGCCATCGCTGATGATCAGATCCGGGCAGGCCATCAGAGCGACCCGCCGCGCATCGCCGCGGCCAGCAGATCATCGGTGATCTGGCCGCCGGTCCGGTTCTTCGCCGTCACCTCCAGCTCCACCGGCACCTTGATCGGCCGCGCCGCCAGCGACGATTCCAGGGATTGCTTCAGCGCCATTGCGTTGGCCTTGCTCTTCTGCTCGTCGAACCTGACGTCCGCCAGCGTGATCGACTTGAGCGTCGCGGCGACGGAGTCATTCAGGCTGCTGATCTGCGCCTTCACCCTGTCGCCGTCCACCTTAACCGGCAGCGAAACCGGATGGCCGTCCACCACCTTCTGGATCTCCGCCACTGCCTGGGTCGCGGCGTCATCCTTCTTGATCCCGACCGTCACCTCCGCGCGCGTATTGCCGAAGGCCTTGTTGAGATCGGCGATCATCGCCTCGATCTGCTGCTGCGTGCTCTCGGTGTCGAAGGAAATGCCCAGCTCTGGCGGCACCATCTCCTGAATGATCTTGATGCTTTCGTCGTTGATGCGCTTCAGATCGTCGATCAGGTCGTCGGCGCGGTTGCTGCCTTCCTGCTGCAACTGCTCGATGATCTCCCGGGCCTGCTGGGCGAAATCCCGGGCGTCGCCCGCACGGCGATCCGCCAGCGCCCGGTTTGCCTTGCCGACCAGATCCCGCGCATCGAGCGAGGCGTTGATCTCCTTCAGCTTCTTTTCCGTCTCGCTCAGATTCTGATTCTGGTCCGCCAGCGGCTTCAGGTCGTCAAAAGCCTTGCTGGCATCCTTCAGAAAATCCTTGAGCGTCTTCTGCGCGTCGTTGAGCTTCTTCGTCGCCTCGGTCGCCCCGTCGACCCCCTTGGCCATGTCGTCGAAAGGCGCGGCGGAGAACTCCTTCTCCGCCAAGCGGTCGAACAGGCCATCGCGAGCCTTGACCAGTTCCGTCAGCTGCGCATTGACGCGCTGCTGCTCACCCACCAGACGCCCATAGTCCGTCTGCCGACGGTTGCGCCCGGAACCGCGAACCAGGGCGCGGTCTCCGGTAAAGGCCTCGATGCGCCGATTCAACGCCTCCCGAGCGCGGGAGAGCTGACGAATCTCGTCATCCATCCGTCTGAGTTCGGCGCGGACGCCCTCGACACCGGGCAGCGCCTCGAGGGCCTGCTGAATCTCCTCGCGGAGCCGCTCGGCCGCCGCACTGGAACCGGTGCGATTGCGGCCGCGCAGCCCCTGGCTCTGCAGCCGCTCGAGCTTCGCCGCCAGCGTATCGAGACTGGCGGGCGCGCCTGACGCCACCTCCACCAGCCTGGCGGTGGTATCGACGACGGCGGTCAATGCATCATTGAGCCCGGATTCACCGATCCGCCGCGCCAGACCGTTGACCGCATTGCCGAGACGCGCGAAGGCGCCATCGAGCTTGCTCGACTGCGCCTCCAGCGCACCAGCGAACTCGGTATTGCCCAGATCGAGCAGATAATTCTGAATCGACCTGGCGTCGTTCTTTATCTCCTTCGTCACGCCCTTGAAGGTGAACTTCACCTTGTCTCCTTCGACGCGCGCCTTGATGCCGAACTCCTTCAGCCGCTCGAACTCGCCGGTGGCGGCGTCGGCGACCGCCTCGATCATCTGATCCAGCGACTTGCCCATCGCCGCGGCCGTGTTGCCATAGCTTTCGATGGCCGCCTGGCTCGGCTCCAGCCCCAGATTCTTCAGCCGCAAGAAGGCATTGACGCTGTCATCCAGCGCCAGGCCGAGACGATTGGAGAATGCCGCCAGCTGCGCCGTGACCTTGCCGGCCTCGGCATAGTCGCCGGTGGCGACCTTGAGCGAGGCGCTGAGACGCTGCGCCTCGCGATTGGTCTCGACGAACGCCCGGGCCAACTGCGCAAGACCGATGCCGCCCGCCAGCTTGAGCCCCATCGACTTGAGCTCGCCAGCGACCCGCGATGCCCCCTCGCCGGCCCGCTGCTCCGCGGCCGCCAGCTTGTCGAACTGCGAATCCAGCCCCTTGAGCTGATCCTTGCTCAGCTTTACCGCCGCCGTGAGGCCGCTTGAATCCCCCTTCAACCGGAGCTTGACGACCAGATCATCAGCCATCCGCAATCTCCCGCAGCCAGACCCGCTCCATCACCTGCAGATCGGCGAACTGGGCAGGCGTCAGCCCACGCCCGGACAGCTTCAAGCCGGCGCGCAGCCCGGCGTAGTCGAAGCCACGGGGCGTCAGCTGAGACACATTATCTATAAAGGCGGTAACCACAGGCAGGTTCCTCGGCAGAATCTCGATCTCGTCATCGCCGGGCGGCGCCGGGCGGACCGGTGGCTGCAGCCCCTCAGGCAGGCTGTCGAATGCGGCGGCCGTCTCGTCGCGCCCGCTCGCATGGCGGGCCAGCTCGATCAGCTGACGGACGGCCGCTTCCAGTTTCCCCGGTAGACGCTCCGGAGATAGTCATAATAGGAGAGCACCAGCGCCCGACGGATCACCGGGTAACCGAGCAGACGCCGGAGCTCGTCCTCGTCGAAGGCGATCTCGCTGTCTTCCGCGTCGCGTACGCCTTCCCAGCCGGCCAGCGCATCGAGCACCAGCGCATCGTCCCCTTGCTCGGCCAGCCTGGCCACCGTCGCCTCGTCTCGATAACGCCACAGCGCGGTGAACGTGTACTGCTCGCCATCGCCCAGGTCCAGCTCGACCGGATGAGGGCGAGGCTGCTCGATGTCAACGAGCCGGAACATCAGGCGACCCCCTTGACCAGCTCGTCGTCGCCAGCGTTCGGGATGAACCGCAGCGGAATGTTCCACATCAGCAGCCCGTCCCGATCCTGCCGCGTCGGCGGCATCACCTGCACCTTCGGCGCGGTGCGCTTGACGATGGCCCCGGCAGCCGTACCGTGCTGCACGGAGAAGTTGCCGAGCGTTCCCGCAGCAGCCACCGCCCAGGGGTTGAACGTCCCCAGATCGGCCGGCGTCACGACGATATTCCCGGTGATCTCGCGGTCGGTGATATAGATGCCGGTGCAGCCCATGATCGAGTCGAACTTGATCTGGTTGCCGCCGCTCAGCGTCAGCTCCGATCCGCAGGTCTCCCATCCATGCAGCGTGATCTTGCTGGTGTTGTCGCCAGAGATCGGCAGCGGCGCCTCAAAGGCGCTGTAATCGGGCGACAGGGTGTCGAAATCTGTGGCCGCAGGCTCCGTCCAGAAACCGGTCAGGGTATAGGTCGCCTTCGGCGCGCCGGTGGACCAGTTCTCGGACCAGTCGCCGCGAGCCCCCAGCAACTTGTGCCAGGCATCATCGAAATAGGCGTAGACCGTGACGCTCTCATGCCCGTCCGAAGCCGGCGAGAAGTCCCCGCCCACCGCGGCAAAGCCGCAGGCGCGATCCAGTACGCCATAGGCCGGGGCCGTGCCGGCCGCGCCGCTGCCGGCCAGTTCCACCGTGCCGGTGAGCTGGCCACGCAGGTTATAGAGCGTCTGCTGCTGCGCCCCGAGATAGGTCGTCGTCTTCGGCGCCACCTCGGTGTCGAACTGCATCTCCACCGCCACATCGGTCATCAGCATCGCATTGGCCGCAGCCGTCGGGCCGGCATCGGTGCCGTAAGTCGTTTCCGGCTTCACCAGCACCAGCATGCGCGAAAATCGCTTTGTCGCCATTACTTGTCACCTCTTTTGGCCGGCTTCCCAGGCGCTTTACCATCGCCAGCATCCGGCTGGCGAGCGTCTTTCGCCGCCGCGTCAGCCTCGTCACGCTCGCGGGTATATTCCTTCCGGACCAACTCCCCGGTCTTTGGGTCTTTCTCATAGACGCCACCTAGCATTGCGCTGTCCTCCAGTATGTTGCCGTGGCATAGATCTCCTGCCACAACACAAATTGATCGAGATAGCCGACCTGGCCGCCACCGGCGTAGGTCATGCTTTCGTGTTCCTCGCTCGGGCACCAGCCGAGCAGCGCGGCCCTGACATGCCCCGTCATCTCCTCGATGACGTCTGTGCTGTCACCACCGCGGGCGTCGCTGACATTGCGCGCCACGCAGACAACCCCGAACTGCTGATCGACACGCTGCGCCACGCCCGGTCCCAGCGTATTGCGCCCAGCGCTCCTGCGCAGCGGATAGACATAGACGCCGGCAGCGCGAAAGCGCGCCGACTTGATCTCGGCCAACCCCGAAGCCCCCTTGACCTCGGTGAAGTGATGCCCGGCGACATCCATCAACCGCTGCTCTATGAGCTGGCGATCAGTGCGCGCCATGAATCACCTCGCGCACGAAATCGGTGGCCAGCGCCACCAGATCATCGGCATTGTCGTCGGACAGCCCCAGATATGGACGCGCCGGGATATTCCTGCCCTCATCGCCGAATTGATGCGTGGCGGCATAGACCAGATTGCTGCCCCATTCCGCCTCGTCATTGCCGACCACCGCGCTGGTGATGCTGTCCAGCAGATGCCCCTGAAACTGCAGCAGGCCGCCATCCGATTCGAGCTTCACCCCGGCCACCGTGATGCCGGCCGCCTTGCGACGGGCATAGCGTTCCGACAGCGGCGCCCAGGCCTGACCTTCCGGGGACGCCATCTCCTCCTCGATGCGACGGCGCGTCTGCGTCTCGCCCTCCGCCGCCAGACCGGCCATCAGATCCCTGAGATCGGGATCGGCCAGCCGGCTCAGCAGCTTGCCGAGACCGGCCATGCCGACGACGTCATGGCTGAAGGCCGCGCCGGTCATCTTCTGGCCCGCGCCTTGCGCCGATTGGCGCGTTGACGTTGGCTGGCATGCCGGCGACCTTTGGTAGGTTTTGCGCGTCCAGATGGATGCGACGGAGCGCTGAGCGCTCGGGAGGAAACCGCCGGGCGGCCAAGCCCACCGGCCGACAAGCCGGCAACCAACGCCACAAGACCCCTTATCACAGCAAATCCCCCATTGAGCTCCGCTTGAACAGCCGCTCAGCGCTGGTGATCTCTGCCGGGCCATCTTGCGGCTGCTGCGTCGATTCCAGCCCCAGCGAGACATCGCCGCGTGCAATGCCGTCGAGCAGCTTGATCGCGGCGGCGTAACGTTTCTCCACCGTCTCCGTGACGCGATCCTGATAGAGGTAGAATCGCGCGATATCGCAGGCCACCCGGGTCAGCAGCCGGGGGGTCGTCTCCAGTGGCAGCGGATAGCGCTTGACCAGACGCGCATCGATCTCGCCGGTGGCGTCGTCGATGGCGCGGGCGATCACCGTCTCGTCGAGCCGGCCGTCTTCCCAGTTGTGGTCGGTGAGCTGCGCCAGCTCCTCCTCGCCGAAGCGCGTGACCAGGTCATCCTGCGTGCAGTAGGCCATCAGCCGGAAAACGCCTCCACGTCGATGCCCTCGAGGACGCGCTTCGCCCAGTCGTTCTTGCCATGCAGCCGCAACTGCTTCTCGAAGTCCACGCGCGAGCGCATGACGATGCCGTCAGGCTTGCCGCGCGCCACCTGCAGGTGATGCTCGCTGGCATAGATCGTCACGGCGGGAATGCCGCGAGGGGAGAATTCGAGCAGGGCGATCACGCAGGCTGCTCCTGCGGGAACAACTCATCCAGACACGCCACGGTGGCCAACCATTGTTCCTTCACCCGGCATAGCAGCGTGTCACAATCTTCCAGATCACGAATCGCCGAAGCCACACGGCCATCCTTTGCGACCACCTCGACCTCGAAGCCATACAGCTCGTCGTCAGTGTCGAGCGCCGGATCGCCAGCCGCGTTCAGCGGCGTGATCGTGACGCTGCGGATCGTGCCCGACCACTGCTTGTGCTGGCAGTCGATCAGGATGTCGATCGGGGAAAAGTAGAGCGCCTCCAGCTCGGCGTCGGTATAGCCATACAGCGCCTCGAACTTGGCGCGGGTGCGTGCATCCATCGGCGAGTTCTCCATCACTTCTCGCCCCCCACCGCGACGATGCTCAGATGCGCGTCGTCGCTGATCGCCTTCGCCTCGGCGCTGGTCAGCGCCACCTCGCGCGGCGCGGTGCCGAAGCAATGGCCCGCCCGGCAGCGGCGCGGCACGCCAACGGCCTGCACCTCATAGAGGCTCTTTTCTTTTTCGTCCTTCGCGCCCGCAGACGCTTTCTGTCGTGTTGCCATCTCTACTCCTGAATCAATCGGTGTTTCAGCCGGGCGGCGCAATGCCGCCCGTCTTCACTTACGCCAGCCAGGGCGTCACCAGCACATCCACCGCGTTGCGGTTGACGTTGGTCGCGCCGGAAGCGTTGCGCTCCGCCTTGACCACTTCCAGCGCATCGCCGCGCAGCGCGGGTGGCACCACCAGCAGTGTCGGCCGGATGCCGAGCGGACGGCCGCCGTCGGACTTGAAGCCCGTCATGGCCGCGAAGGCCGCATTGAAGTGGGCCGCGTCCAGTGCCTGGTTGCTGGCGAACGCCATCTGCCAGAAGCCGAAGCCGACGTTGTTGCGGGCATCGACGCCGAAGCGCAGCTGGTTGGCGGTGAACACCTGCTCATCGGTGAGCTGATCCATCGCGGTGAATACCGGCTTCTTGCGCTCCTGGAAGATGATCGGCTTGATCGCCCGCGAGGTGTCGAGCAGATACCAGTAGGGGCCACTGCCGGCGGAATCGACATTGGCGACCGTGGCCGGCGTGCCGGTGCCGTCCACGTTCGGGTAGACCGGGTGATCGGTGTCGAAGAAGTTCTGGCCGTCGTAGCAGAGCGTGCTGATGCCGGCCGCCAGCAGCGGGAACACCAGCTCGTCGGGGTGGGTTTTCGCGGCGCGACCCATCTCCTCCATCATCGGTCGGTAGACGCCGAGATTGTCGTCCTCGATGTCGTCGCGGTCGACGCCGACCGTGCTCTCCCAATGCTTGTTGGTGATGACATAGGAGCTGGCGGCCATGTCGTTGATCACGCGATCGCCGACCCACTCGCGGAACTTCGGGAACTTGCCCAGCCAGCCGTATGTGGAGCTCTTCGACGTGCTCGGCACCGTGGTGGCGATCTTGTCGTAGTCGGAATTGGCGTTGTCCAGACCGCGCTGGTAGTCGCCGCGGTAGGTGGTCATCAGCGCCGTCAGCGCGCCGGGTGTCAGAATAGCCATTACTTGTTTGCCTCCTTCAGGGCCTTGAATTCATCCGGCGTCTGGCCGGTGGCGCGGCAGATCGCCAGTTCGTCCTCGGTCAGCGCGTCGGACTGCTTGCCGGCCGCCACAGCGGCAATGCCGGCATCGCCGCCAATCTCGGGCGCGGCCGCCACGTATTCGCGGAACCGCTCCAGCCCGCCCTCGGCGCGACACTGCGCCTTGTGGTAGTCGACCGTGGCGGGCGTGATCTTGCCCGCCGCCAGCGCCGCGTCGATCTCGCTCTCGATCTCGCGCTCCAGCTGCTCGTGTTGCAGCGATTGCAGGCGCGTCTCGGCTTCGCTGGCGCGGTTGATGGCGGCATCGTAATCGGCGCGCGGCACATACTTGTCCAGGCTGGGGTTGTCAGCCCGATTGAGGGCCGTTTGATGGTCGTTCTTCAGGCGATTGATGGCCGTTACCGCGTCCTGCTCGGTCGCGTCGTCGGCCAGCTCCAGCGCCTGCGCTATCAGCTTCGATAGACTCATTTCGGACTGCTCCTGTTGTCGATTGAGTGCGGCCACGCGCAGGTTGGGCTGATTCGTCAGCCCCACCGAGGTGACCTGGTGGATGTCATGGCGTGGCTTGCCAAAGGTGAATACGGGGGAAAAATAGCGATACTTGCGCTCGCGCAGCAGCTTTGCGCCTTCGTCGTTCCAGCTCACGCGAGCCCAGACCGCGCCCTCGCGGACGGCCATCTCCTCGATCCAGCCGACCGCCGGCGCCGGGTCGCCGTTGACGCCCTTCAGCTCGGTCGAGTGCTCAATATCGATCGGCAGATGCATTTGCATGGCGACGAATCGATCAACAACCCCCTGCGGGTCGTCATTGATCCATTCGCGCCCGTCACGGCCGACGACCGGCCCGGCGGGCAGCAGCTCGATCCACTCCGGCAGCGAGTCCGCCGGCGCGAGTACGCGGCAGGCAGCCGAAGCCGTGCTGGATCGATCAGGCGAGGTGTTTTTCATGCCGCCATTGTCGGCGGAGGGGATCGGCGCGGGGATTAACTTTCGTTGCGACCGGGGCGGTCAGAAGGTGACGTCTGGGGGGAGATCGTCCGGCATCCTGGGAGGAGGCGGAAGCGCGTCGCGCAGTTCGGGCGGCACCTGCCAGTCGGTCGACAGGATCAACGCCAGATCGCGGGCGCTGCGCAGCGGCTCGGCGCCAATGTCGTAGGCGGTGGGGTAGGGGTCGGTCATGACATACCCGTCCGCCAGCGCCCGCGCGGTCAACTCAAGCACTCTCGCGGCCAGCGGGCCAGACACCTCTCCAGCTTCGCGGTCCCAGTCAATATGGCCGACAAGCTCACCCTTCCAGTTTTTCAGTTCCAGTCGCATCGGTTCGCCATTAAAAGTGAAAAAGCACCGCCAGCACCAGATCCAGCATTTCACGATCCTTTTCTAGCATATCCAGCAGCAGCCCGCGCCGACCGAGCGCATACTCGAAGGCGATCGTCATCACCTCCAGCGCCCCGCCATCCGCATACTCCCTGCCCTGATAGGGCGTCAGATAATTGTCCGGGCGCGCCAGCTCGTCTGGACTGTAGTCGCGGTCAGGCTTCAGCGCCTTCAGCGACACCAGCGCTTCCCCCGCCGTGCGCCGGCGATGCAACGCCTGAAACAGCTCATCCAGCTCCGGATAAACCGACTGAATCCGATGCATCAGCTCATGCAGGGCATTGCCCGCATCGCGCACCACCAGAAACCCGTCCCCCTCGGCGGCATCGACCACGCCGTATTTCGCCAGACGGACCGGCCCGGTCTTTTTTGCCGTCCACGCCCAGCCGCGACCCTTGCCATCGAACCTGACTCGCAGCCGGCCAGCCTCGTCCGACCGCCGCAGCCAGTCATCCGGCAGCCACTTCGAGACGGATTTGACCAGCGCCGCTCCCTTGCCGCCACCGGCCGTCTTGACCAGGGCCGCCATCGGCCGGACCTGCGCCAGGCGCTCGCGGAGCGTGGCGCGAAACGCAGTCTCATCCACCTTGCCATCCGCAGAGCGCGCCTTCGCAAGCTCTCGACGGATCGACGCGCCGGCGGCGAGCAGATCGTCGAGGTCCGTCAGCCGCTGCGGATGTGGCGGCAAGGGCCGCTTCAACGCGGCATCGAGGGCCTTTTCCTTCTGCTTCAATTGATGCTTGAGCGCCGCCGTGCGCAGCGCCCCCGGATTGGTGCCCCAGCCCGGATCGATGCCGCTCGGCACCAGCTCCGTCTCGCCGGTGCGCTTGTTGACCCACTCCCGCAGCGACAATGGCGGCGCGGTCGTCGTTACCTTGCCGCTGCGCGTCAGGCGATCGTGCTCACGCTGGCTGATTTGGCGCACATGGCACTTGCAGCCCCAGCCATTCGGCGGGAAGTGGCTCAGCCACCAGGGATCATCCACCGGCAGCAGCACGCCGTTCCACTGCACATGCTCCAGCCGATGCTCCTTCGACGGGCCGATCCGGTACAGCAGCCAGGGATGTGTTCGGCGGCTGCGCTGGATGCGCTGCCACTGCCCGGCGGCGCGCGCGGTGCGCAGATTGGCATTATATATAGTGAGTAGTCTGCGAGGGCTGCCGAGCTGCGCATCGACCACCTTGCCCGTCTTCGGGTCGAGCATCTCGCGCCGACCCCACCAACCCTGCTTTTCCAGCACCGGCCGCAACGACTTCGAAAACCGATCGAACGTCTCGCCGCGCTCCAGCGCGCTGTCCACCGCCTCGCGCAGATCCATCAGCAGATCGGCCTGCATCGCCTTGGCCACCGTGAACGCGGCCGCATGCTCCTCGCGCCAGACATCGCGATAGTCGAACGACGGCTTGACGCCCTTGGCGCGGAAGTAGTCGAGGCCGTCGCCGGGGACGGGTCCGGGGCTGGAAACGGACATTTTCGGGCTACCTCGCCGATTTCGCGGAGTGCGAGGGCGCAGAGATGCGCCAGACCCCGTTTAAATCGTTCCAGAAACGTTTAACGGTTTTTGAGTCGGGGCATAGCAGCCGGAAACGCTCCTCGACGCCGCCGAAGCGATCTGAGCGCGTCACGCCGTCAAAGCCCCAGCTTGCCATATTCGCCGGCCGCCCACTGGTTGACGCTCACGACATAGTCGCGGTAGGCCTCCATCATGGCCCGATACCCAGGCGTCTCCTCCACCAGCCCATTGCTGATGCCACCGGCAATGGCCGCGATCTGCAGACGGTCCGCCAGCGAATAGCGCTCGCTGATGCGCGCCTCGGCGCGGCGCTTGATCAAACGACAGTGTGGAGACAACTGTTTTATAGCCCCGCGCAACTCATCCGTGAGCGTAACTGGCTCGATGACAACGTCGACATCCGGCACGGCATCATCGGCAACACTGACGTAACGCCAGCCGTCAATCTCGCAGAGATCCAAGCTGGCGACATTACCTTCCCGATCCATCAAATCAAGAGACGATCGACCGATATGCGGCCGGTAGCGATAGATAGAGCTCATAATTTTCCTCTCGTGCATATAAGAGCATTGAGCGCAACGAGCTGGTGTGTCGCGCATGCCCAAGAACCGACACCGCCCTTTGCCTGTCGCCACGCTTGACGGCTCGACGGAACGTGTACAGCGAATGCTTGCGAACAAAGCGCCTGGAGCGCCATGTTCGGTAGCCGACGAAGTTGACGCCGCGCGAAATCGGCGCAATTGAAGCCTTCGACAGCTCAAGCCCGAGACGGGACAGCTCGCGCTCTACAGCAGCGCCGGCGCGATCGCACTCTTCGCGAGACAGACCAACCAGCAACATGTCATCCATATATCGGGCGTAGCGTGCAACCCTCAGCTCTCGCTTGATGAAATGATCAATCGGGTTGAGATAAATCAGCGCGTACATCTGGCTGAGCAAATTGCCGATTGGAATCCCACGCCCTGAATCTCCGCCTGCAAACAACACCATCACATCAACCAGCCGGTCGTCCTTGACCTTTCTCTCGACCATCTTGCGCAACAACCCTCTGTCGATCGAGTAGAAATATTTGCGCACATCCAGATGTAGCGTGTAACCCTCCGACCGTCTGAGCGCCTGCTGAACATAATCAGCGCATTTATGCGTCCCGTATCCGGGCCGGCAGGCATATGAATGATCGATGAATGTCGCATCAAAAATGGGCCAGACAATACGATATATCGCATGCTGAACCACCAGATCACGAAACGACGGCGCGTGAATCACTCGCTCCTTCGGCTCGCATATAGTGAATTTGCGCAAAGGCGCTGGGCGGTAGATGCCTGCAATAATCTCTCGCCTCAGCCCGTCGAGATTTACCGCAAGAGATTTCTCAAACGCCAGACACGCCGGCTTTGAGCGCTTGCACCTCCGGGCATCCATGTAACCCGCATACAAGTTGGCGGGAGAGAACACATCTCCATATAGCCCGCCAACCCGTTTCACGATAGATCCCGGGCGTGATCTTCGGCTATGCGCCTACCAAAAACGCCAGAGTTGCAGATTTCGCGTTTCCGCAGGAATGCGTCTCCCTGTGACTCCACTGTTCTCACTTGAGATTTGAGGACGGAATCGCAGTCGGCGCGGAACCCGACATTGTTGTTCGAGTTCGTCCGCGCATTGTTCAGATTCGCGCTCGCCACCCCGGCCAAGGACCCATTACTCCAGTTCAGGCCTGAGAGCACGCACAACATGTTAAGACGCATCCCTCTTGCTCGATATCCACCCACCAATCATCCTACCGATCTCGTCAACCATTCTATTGATGGTCAAATACCTCCGCGCTGCCAGCGCGTCATCGCGGCCGGTTGCCCCACGCTCATAACAAAAATACCCTAGCTCATTCGCCAACCATAACTGCATTCTTAGTCGCTCATGTGCAATATCAAGATTCGTCAGCACAGTCTTTTTGTGATACCGCTTTTCACCCTCAACGACCAGATCGTAAACCTCATACAGCGTATTCCTGATTCTGTTCGATAGCGCATACTTCTCGTGACGAGGAAAATGATTCAGATAAATATTGAGCCGCTTTGCCAACTCACCGATCCGGCGGATCAATTTTGCCTCTCCTGGCGTCACACGTGCGATTCCCGGCATATCGCTATCGCTCATGCCGACAAGGCACAGGCGGCGCGGAACCCGACAAGGTTGTACGAGTGCGCCCGCGCATGGCCCAGATGCGCGCCCGCCACCCCGGCCAAGGACCCATTACTCCAGCTCAGGCCGGAGAGCACGCACAACAGAGAACGGTGATATAGGTAGATACCATCATTCCCAAATTGCTGCGTACCTCCGGCTGATATTGCGTTGGCATCGACTGGCATGGCCAGAGATAATATCTGGTTGTTGTTCGTCGGCAATACCTGTTTTGTCCCGTTGCCAAATCGCATCCACGCTGAAGAATGAGTCAACGCGGGGATATCAATTCTGTCATATCGATCCTGAAGTGACGCAATCGTCCCCCAAGCGTCGGACGGCCCGCCCGCCCCCCAATCCAGCGATGCCGGATCGATGTGTTTTTTGAGCACAAAAAACGTCGTGTCGCTGCCGTCGCTCGCCTGATCGGAGGAGCGGGTCATGCCGAGATTGATCTGATACATATTCCCGCCCAGCTCCACAACCCCGCATAACTGCCCATTTACAGACGTTTTTGCTGGGTCGCTGCACGATCCTGTTTTCGCCGCATTACTGTAACCATCACCAACCCACGACAGCGACGCATCATCCACGCTACCGAGCGCGTTGTTGTCGCACCCTCGTGGGTAATTTTTAGCGCCAGTAGCGTCGTACCATGCGCAATGCGTGGTTGATGTTGCGGCCTGACCGTGACATAGCGAGATGAGCTGCATGAGCCCTTGAATCTGCCGAGTCGTCACATACCAGCGCGACCCGCTGTCGTATTCACCGTTCGCGGAATCGCGCCCCTTGACCGCGCGGACTGCGGCGTAATATGCGTTGACCCCGCCCGCGGCGGTAATATCCGCTACCGGATTATGGTCTGAACTCGTCGATAGCGGATCGCCGTCTTTTATCGATGCCGCGACAAATCCTGTTCCCTGCGCCACTTTGCTACACAGGTATTTGTCTACTGCCAGCACCGGCACGACATTCGGCGCGGCTCCTGTGCCTCCAGCATAAAATGCTTCATGCAGAATATATCCATCAGCCTCCATCGCTGAGACATCTCCCGCGTATGTTGCGAGATACGCTGAACTCCACTCGTTTGGATTTGCGCCAGACTTGAACCCCATTGCCGGAATCATCACCTCGATACTGCCGGAGAGTGTGTGGCGCGCATTGCCAAAATTTGCCGCTGTCGGGTCTGTATATTGAGCCGCATCGAGCGGCTCGAATCCCGTGCCAGTCAAATCTGGAGCGCATACACCATAGCCAGCCTCACCTGGCGCGCCACCAACTAACAGCTCCACACCGTTTCCGGCGACAACAAAATCAAACGGTGACCGTACCGGATCGGATGATGCTACCGACACAGTTCCGTTTGCGACTCCAGCGGACGTTGGGGAAAACACCAGCTTGAATGCTGCCGACTCGTCTGGCGCTAAAACACCAGCAGCCGGTTGCTGCGTTACCGAAAATCCAGCACCCGCAACCGACGCCGCGTCAGCAGGTAGCGTTATATCATCGGCCCCGCGATTGACGATTGAGAATTCATGTTCTACACCATTCCCGCCAATCGTAGAGTCACCGAAATCCGTTCCGGTATTAATTGTTGCCACAGTCGCGCCGATGCTGATGCGCGCACCAGCATATTCAACGCTCAAATATGGTGCAGCAACACCGTTTTGCATGATGTCATTCAGCGCGGCCTTCTCGGCATCGGTATAAGCGTTGGTGTCCGCGTTGGACTCGTAGGCCGTCTTGATCTCCGCCCCGGTCATGTCTGCCGTGGCGTTGTCCTCGATGCCGGCCAGCTTGGCCTTTTCGGCGTCGGTGTAGGCGTTGGTATCCGCCTCGCCCTCATAGGCCGCCTTGATTTCCGCCCCGGTCATGTCGGCGGTGGCGTTCTCCTCGATGCCGGCCAGCTTGGCCTTTTCGGCATCGGTATAGGCGTTGGTGTCCGCCTCGGCCTCGTAGGCCGCCTTGATCTCCGCCCCGGTCATGTCGGCGGTGGCGTTGGCCTCGACGCCGGCCAGCTTGGCCTTTTCGGCATCGGTATAGGCATTGGTGTCCGGTTCGCCCTCGTAGGCCGCCTTAATCTCCGCGCCGGTCATGTCGGCGGTGGCGTTCTCCTCGATGCCGGCCAGCTTGGCCTTTTCGGCATCGGTATAGGCATTGGTGTCCGCGTTGGACTCGTATGACGCCTTGATCTCGTCTGCTACTTCCGCAATCGTCTTGTTTGGCATGCTCTACACCACAATCAGGCTGCCGTCGGCAGCGGTTACCAGGCTGCCGTCGGCAGCAATCAGAAAATCCCCGACCGGAACGGTCTCGTCGGCCGTGATGACGCCGTATGCGCTCCATCGCCCACGCGCGAACAACCGCCGCTCGCCGCTGGCGGCGACCAGCAGGCAGTCCCACCAGCCGTTGTCTGGCAGGTTGGCCGTTTCTGCTGACGCCACGCGCAGCACCACACCCCCCCCATCGATGGCCGCTTCAGCCGCCGCCAGCAGCGGTTGGCCGACATCGGCCCGCAGCTGCGCAACCGGCGAAAACCCGGACCAGTCGCCGGGTGGCAGCGGCAGCCGCTCGATCAGCTCCGCGCCGCGATAGATCCGCAGATGCCGGATAACCGGACCCAGGCTGAAATTATGCCTTGCCATCACCCAGCCCCCGCGCCTTGAACGTCTGCCGCGCCAGCGTTTCCACCAGCTCGGTGGCGTCCATTTCATTCACCAGTCCGGGCAGCATGGAAACGAATTCCTCATAGCTTTGCGCCCGCTTCAAAGCGTCTTCGATCGGCTTTGCAATGGGCGTCATCTGCCGCTCCCAGTCAGCCAGCCCCTCCTCGAGGAGGGCGTCGATTTCATCCGGCTGCTGGCGGTTCAGGGCGACGTGATGGCCGCCGCAGGCCGGGCAGGCGTGATTCATCGCGCTCGGAGCGGTTGACGGCGCGGCGAGGAATTCATCATCGGCGCGGCCATCCGGAATGCCGAACTTGTCTCTTGCCCACTTGGCCGGCGCCGAAATGCCCAGCGGCACCAGCTTTTCCAGCGCATTGGCCAGTTGCGCCAGATCCTCTGCCTCCGGCACCGGAATTTCGATGCGCGGGTACTGCTCCCGCGGGCCGAAGTTCAGATCGATGAACGGCCGCACCAGGTAGCGGTTGAGCGTGTTCTGTAGCGCTTTTGCATCGGCGCGCTTGATGTCGTCGCGCACCGCGTCCTGCGCATCCTCATTGCCGAGCTTGCCGGGCGTGCCCTCGGTCGATGCCGTCTGGCCCAGCACGCCCTTGCTGATCTGGCGGTCGAGCCATTCGGCCAGGCTCTGGAACAGGCTGTCGCCGCCACTGGCCCCCTTGGCGGCTTCGATGAACTCGATGCGCATCGACTCCGGCAGAATCGCGGCCGCGTCGCTGCCGATATTGGCGACGGCGGTTTTCAGGATCTTGCGATCGGCCTCGCTGGCGCTGGGGCCGTAGCGGCCGACCCGGATCGGCTGGCCATAGACCTCGGCGAACGCCATCCAGTCGGACAGCGCGTAGCTCTTGCACATGTAAGAGACGGCCGCCAGCCTGGCAAGGCCGCCACGCGCCGGCAGGCCCGACTTCAATCGTGGATAGTGGGGCACGAACTTGTAGGGTGGCAGCTCGACGCCCTCGGAGGGATTGGCTTCGTCCAGCAGTCGCAGAGTGCGCCCATCCTCGCGCGACGGCGTGAAAAATCGCGGATCGCGCCATTCGTAGCGCAGCGGCTGCCACTGACGGCCGCTGCGGTCCCAGATGATTTCGCAGACGGCAAAGCCCTTGCCTAGCGCATCGAGCAGATCGTCGATCAGCTCGCCGAACTCCGGCGTGGCGACGATCCTTTCCCGCAGCGCATCGGCCAGCTTCACATCCTCGGCCGCGTCGCTGGCGGCCTCGACGCTGACCTCGAGGCCGGAGACGCCGCGCTTGCGGGTGCCGAGCACGCTGCCGTAGTGCATGTCGCGCTCTTCCATCTCCTCGGCGAGGGTCAGATAGTCGTGCAGCACGCCATCATTGGCGCCACGCAGAACCCTGGCCAGCCGCGAGGGCGTCAGGCCATCGGCCATGCTGCCGTAGCTCCAGACCGAGCGGACGCCGGTCAGCGACGGGCTGGCGACCTCCTCGGTGAGCCGCCCCAGCTCGATGGGCCGGCCGAATTGATCGACAATGCGCGATACCGCCATTACAGCACTCCTCCCGCCAGACCGAAGCCGGCTGTCACCCGCACCGGCCGCTCGAAATCCTCATCCGCCTGACGCAACACAGGCTCATAGGCGAACACCTCGTGCCCGCTCGACGCGGCGTAGATGCCCAGAAACGCGGCCCAGGCGCGGTCGGCGTGGCCGTCTCCGCCCTCCACGTCGAAGCGGATATTGCCGGCCGCCGTGGTAATGCGGCGCAGACTGTGCAGATCGGCGCGGATATCCTCATCCCCAAGCGGAATGCGCAACTTGCGATCCTCGAAGGCCTGTTTCGCCAGGCTGGCCATGTGCTGCTTGGCCGTGCCGGTGAACAGCACGCCCTCGACGCGGCTGGCGCCATAGCGGCGGATCGCGTCCTCCACCGGCTTTTCGCCCATGCCGGTCTGGTCCATGCAGATCCGCACCGGGTTGTATTTCCTCACCAGCTCGTCGAGGGTGGCGTCCTGCGTGGCGAAGGTCGCCCGCTTCAGCGTCACCACCTCGCGGGTCCACAGCACATCACCGACGCGCTCCCAGACCCAGGCGCACCAAAGGTCGTTGCGGGCGGCGATATCGTTGCCGATGAACGTCTGCCCGCCCTGATAGCGCTCGGCCGTGGCGCGGTCGTCCTCGACGCTATTGATCAGGTCGTAGCTGAGCCAGGCGCTGGCCTCGTCCAGCCATTGCAATTCGTACTCCTGCGCCCAGGCGTCGGCATCCTTCAGCCCGGCGCGCAGCATCTCGATGTCGCGCGGCAGGCCATCGGCCACCGCTTGATAAATGTCAACAATATGGCGCGACCAGGGATTGTTCTCGCTCTGGTCGGTGACCAGGTCGTAGAACATGTTGCCCTTGCCGTTGGGGGTGGAGACCACGCGCAGCTTCCAGCCGGCGGAAACCACCGGGAACAGGGCTTTCCAGATGGCGCGCGAATCCTTGTGGAAGGCGAATTCGTCCAGAAAGACGTTGGCGGAGAAGCCCCGCGCCGTGTCCGGATTGGCCGGCAGCGCGGTGATGCGCGAGCCGCCGGGCAGCGTCACTTCCAGATTCTTCGTCTGCGTGCCCTCGAAATAGTCCGATTCATAGGCCTCGAAAGCCACTTTCATGGCCCGTAGATGCAGCTTTATCCCCTCTTCCATCGCCTCTCGCGCCTGGCGCTCGCCGCGAGAGAGAATGACCCAGCGCGACTTCTTGCCCGCGGCCTCCGCCTTGAGGCAGTCGAGCACGATCTCCAGCGTGGTGGTGAAGGTCTTGCCGGTCTGCCGCGCGAACATGCCGATCTTGAAGCGGCTGTCGTCGTTGAGCCATTTCTGCTGATAGGGGTAGAGCACGCTCATGCGCCGTAGGCCTCCCGGATGATCTCCCGCAGCCGTTCGGCCGGGATCGCGCCGGTGGTTTCGCCGACCTTCTCTTCCAGCTTGGCGGCGGCCTCTTCCCGGGCGCGAGCGCGGATTTCCGCTTCGCGCTTCTCGTTGATGCTGCTGGCCGCCTCCAGTCGCTGCACTGCCAGCGCCAACTTGTTGATTACACTGGGCGGCACCGGCTCCTCGGACTCGGCGGCGCTCATCGTCGCCTCGAAGGCGAGGGTGCGGATCATCTCGTTCAGCAGCTTGCCCACCTCGCCCTGGGGCGCGGCGCCGAGCTTGCCGATCCACATGGCCGCCATCTCGCGTGACTGGCGCAGCCGGGCGCCGACTTCTTCCATCCGCTGGCTGTAGCGGTTGACCGCGCTCTTGCTGACGCGCTCGGGATGGCCGTCGCGCTCGAGAATGGCGTTGATCTGGCGCGTCGCCTCCAGCTGCGTCACGCGCGGATCGCGCAGCAGCGTCTGCAACTGCTCCAGAATGTCCGGCGGCAGCCGGTCGATGGACGAGGGCTTAGCCACCGCAGAGCCTCCAGCAGGCATCGGCAAAGGCGCCGATGCTGGCGACCGCGCCGAGCAGCACCAGCGCCAGCACCACGCCGAGCAGGATGCGGCTCATTGCAGCACCGCCCCGGCAATGGCCGCGCCGACCGCCCAGCCGTAGCCGACCGCGACCCCGCCGAGCGAGGCCAGCACCATCCACACCAGCACGAGCTGGAGAATCTCCGGCACGTCGCCGAGGGCCGCTTTCAGGTGTTCCAGTCGCGTCATCAGCCCAGCTCCCCCGGGGTGGGACGGCGCACGCCGGGGGCCACCGTGCGGCCCTGGCTCACGTCCATGCCGCGCGCGGTGAGCTTGATCACCGCCAGTTCGCCCACGCCCGTGCCTTCCGCTTCCAGCAACCCCTGTTCCGCCAGCCAGGAAAGCTCGGTCTGCATGCGGTCGCGGCTGATGCGGTGGCCGACCTGCTCCAGCGCGCGGTGAAGCACCGCGTCATTGACGGCGTAGTCGGCGTCCTGCGCCAGAATCAGCAGAATCGTCAGCCGCAGATCCTGCTCGATGATGTCGTGATAGCTCATTTCTTTTGCTCTCCCAGCTCCCGGCTCAGCAGGTGCGTATTGATCAGATCCAGATTCTTGTTGATGGCGCGCATGTGGGCGTCATGCGACCCCTCCAGCCGGGTCATGCCCTGGGCGACGCCGTCGATGCGCTGGTGCAGCCGCTTGATGTCGTCCTCGTCCGGCAGGTGGCGCAGGTCGGTGCGCAGCTCGCGCACATCCAGCTCGATGGTGTCCACCCGCTCCGAGATGGACTCGGTGCGGACATCGATGTGCCCGCGCAACTCCTTGATCGCCTTGGTATTGGCCTTGCTTCGGTTGGTAATGAAGGTGTACAGCATGTTGCCCATGACCCCCAGCAGCGTCAGCGCCTCCAGCCAGAATTTTCCCCAGTCCGGTGTCAGCATCGTCTCTCCCTTTCGTATGCGGCCTGGCAGTCGATACAGCGCCGGGCCGCCGGCAGCGCCTTCAGCCGCGCGCGGCCGATCGGTTCCCCACAATCTTCGCACCGATTTTTTTTATGCAAGCCCTTGTCCGGCGCCTCTATCTTCGACAGGGCGACCCGCAGCTGCAGCGCCTCCAGCGCCTGGGCGCGGTCCACCTCATCCATTACCGCTGCTGCGCCTTGGCCCAGGCGACGGCGGCCTCGATGATCAGGTTGACGATGTGCGGCGCGGTCTCGGCCAGCACGTTCACGCCGCCGGCATAGAGATTGCGCAGCGATTCGATCACCTTCTGCTTCTTCTCCTCGCCGGGGATGTCCAGCGCCATCATCGTCAGCACAAAGTCCTTGGCGGCCTCCACCAGCTCCGGGTTGGCCAGGCGCTTGAGCAGGGTGAGAATCAGGCTCAGCAGCAGTCGTTTCATGTTGTCTCCAGTCGTTGTTGTGTCATTAAAGCCGGCTCAAAGCGGGCCGGCTGGTAGAAAGTCCCTGATTTGGCGGTGCTCATGCGTCAATCGGCTGCCAGGTGACGATGCGCAGGACGATATTCACCGCGCTGCTGATGCCGGTGGCCAGCGCCACCGCCTCGGCGTCGCTGACGCCGTAGGCCGGCCCCAGCCAGTAGGCCGCCGCCGAGCTGGTCAGAATGATCAAATTGGTCCAGATCGTCTTGGAGCGGTACCACGCCTTGCCGCCGACCCAGTCGCGCGCCTCCTGCAGTTGCGGGAAGAATTGCCAGATAAAGCGGATCAGCTTGGTCATTCGACGGCCTCGTAAATATGGTTTGGCAGCGGTTTCATGTCGTTTTCAAGCCAGGCCCGCACGTCGAAGCCGGGGCAGAGCTTGCGCGGGTTCACCTCGCGGTGGCCCATCACCCGGTCGATGTCGGGAAAGCGCCGTCGCAGGCCGATGACGTTGACCCTGAGCGTCTCCCACTGCGCGGCGCTGAACCGGTCCATGCCGATCAGGCAGATGCCGAGCGACGTGCGGTTCCACGGCTGGCCGGCGTGGGCGCCGGTTTCGTTGTCGGCGCGGGCGCTGACGATGGC